TCTTAAAAAATCTAAAAAGTTTCCAGGACCAGGATCTGAAAAACAATTAGATGAAAAAGTAAAAACTAGAATTAGACGTGAAAAAAGAGTTCCGGGAATAAGAGGAAAAATTTTCCAAGATGATATAGATGTTCATGCAAGAATAGGACGTACTGGTAGGTACAGAAATTTAAGAGCAAGTCAATTAGTTGAGATGCGTAAAGGTAAAAAATAATGTCAGTCATAAAAGCATTTTTTGGTTTAGGTAAATTACCTAAAGTTGTAAAATTTTTTGAGTTTCAATCTTTTGATGATGTTAATAAAATGGGTGGTGCAATTAGAGCTATAAGAGAAGAAGCTCGAACTTCTGGTGCGCAACTCACAAAGTCTCAACAAAAATATTTAGACGATCAACAAAGACAGGTTGAGATGGTGTTTGAACAATTACAACAACCTACAACAGAAACAGGAATTAAAGGCACACAGTCTGCAAAAATTCTTGACATGCAAGGTAAAGAAATACCTAAAGGATCTAAGATCATGGGTGGTAAGGCTTCTGAAACAGATGCTGAAATAAAAGCAAGAATAGAAAAAGGAAATAAAAAAGCAGTTGGTAACATACGTAAGAAAAACTTAAGAGATGATATCTCTAAACTTGAAAATAAAAGAGACGCTCGAGCTCTTCAATTAGAACAAAGAGGTGTTGAAGATTTTGAAACAGATAATTTATACAATAAGATAAATGAACAGATAAATGATTTAGAACTAAAACTAGAGTTTGAAGACATGGTAGATCCAGAGAATTTAGCAACAGGTGGACGTGCAGGGTTTTTTATGGGTAGTCCAAATCCAAAAGGTCTTGGAACATTAAGAGCAATATTAAACTACATGGCTAAAACAGGAAAAGAAAAAGGTAGATTTCAAGGTGTAGATCTCTCAGGATTAGACATGTTAAGATTGTCAAATCCAAAAAGTTTCAACA